GTGGAAGGGTCGTCGTCTATCCAATAGGAATTACTGATTGCGGTAAGATATTTTTCTCATAAGTTTCTTTATCAATAATTGTTATAGTGCCGTTTTCCGTACCAGCCAAAGTCGTTATTTCTTCCTGCGTCTGCCCATCAAACTCGTAAAAACGAGAGCCAAAGGGGTATGTAATTTTACAATAAATTGTCATCTTATTCTCCGCGCTCTAATTTGTCCGTAAGCTGTGAGAGTTGAAGTGGAAAACCCTACCTGCGTAACTAGGTAAATCGTGGTCGTTGCTGAAAGGCTTATTCGCGTTGCGCCGCAAATGAGATTAATATCCTGAACGCTGCCGGGGGTTTGTAGATTTGCCGTAGAAGTCAATCTTTGCTGGGCCGTAGTTCCCTGCCCTTGCAGGGTATTATTCACCGTCGATATACTGACAAGAAGATAGCTAATAACCGTGCTAGATCCGCCCGTAAACCAGCCTGCACCTGTTACGTCCCAATCTCCGGCAGTTAGTGAGATTGATACTATTGTCGTGCCAGTATTAATTGTTAGTGAGATTGCAGACCCGCTCGCCAATGTACTTTGAATGTACTCACCAACACTGCCAGCATTGGCATCATTGTTCGTCGTGGTGCCGACGATGCCAGCCGTTTGCGATGTGGTTAACGCGCCCGCAATCGTAGCCGTCGTCCCCACCCACAGGGCCTTCTGGCAGCTAATACCGCCCGCCGTGATGATCGAGCCAGTCGTGCTGCTCGTGGCGTCCGTGGTCAGCGTAGAGCTAACACCACCAGCAGCCGTGAGAAGACCGCTCAGGGCCGTCGTTCCGGTGACCGCCAGAGCATTAGACCCCAGCGTGGCTCCGCCGAGGGCCATCGTGGAGAAGACGCCGTTAGTCGGCGTACCGGCAGCGGAAGTCTCAACCCACTGCGAGCCGTTGGCGTCGGTGATGTAGGTGTAGTTGATGCCCGACGTATTGTCGAAGAACCTGTCGCCTTCGATGGGCGCGGGGGATGACGGGGCTACGGCAACGTCCTTAAACGACGGGATTTGAACCCAAGTCGGGGAGGCCGCACCGGCAGACTGGAGGAACTGGTAGCCACTGACTGTGCCAACTGCGCTAACGCCAATCGCAGTACCAGTACCGTAAACCACACCGCCATTGGTGGGGGTGGGGTTAGTCAACATCGTGGCAATTTCAGCCGGGTACGTCACGAAGACGTTAGACGTGCCACTAAGGGTAATCTTAGTAGTGCCGCCCGCGCTGGAAGCCAGCACAGTAGTACGTGCTAGGGTAGTACCAGACGACGTATAGGTACCGATACCAACTTCCCAGTTGTTACCGCTTGTAAGCGTGTAATACGTCGTATTACCGTTACCTATAACCGCAAAAGATTGGTAGCCAGCGGACGCACCAGCAAGTGTTACCGTGCCAGTGCCCGTTGTGATCGTCGTCTCTTGTACGCGGTCAGCTACTACAAGTGCCATTTAGGCAATCCGAATAATCGCTGTCGTGTTGGCGGCTGTCGGGAAGATGATCGAAAAGTCACCCGCCGTCGAAGTCTTGTCCGAACCAAAGTCCAGCGCGCATACAGCAGCGTTGGTCAGCGTGGTGTTTGCTGTGCCGTTAGCCGAAGGCGTGGTGTTGTAGATAAGCGCACCGCGAGCCGTAATGGTCGCGTTCGAGAACGTCAGCGTGCTGAAGGTGGTATAACCCGTACCCGCCGAGGCGCTGGTGTTGGACGCAGTCACGCCGCCATTGGTCAACGCACCGCCGCCAGCCGAGTAGTTCGTACCAGTGACTTCGTTGGAAGCCGTGTACGCGGTGGTGTTGGCGTCGATGGTAGCCGACGAAGTGTACAGCGCCAGCTTGAAGGAGTCGCCGCCCGTATTACGAAAGTCGTGCACGGCCAGCATAAGCTCAGCCTTAAACGAAGTGGTCATTGATTGCGTGATTGCCATTGTGGGCTCCTATGTATCTAAAATTTTGACTAGCTCTGGATAACCAGCCTTACGAAACTTGCTAACCAGAGTTACGTTATGGGCCCTAACGGCCTCGTGCATGTAGTGTACCAAGACCGCCCGGATATGCTCACGGTAGGCCCGTGCCTGTGCATTGATAACTGGGGGTGCGTTATCACCGATAGCGATGATCCTATCTAGCGCCTGCTCAGCAATCTCTTCGGGCGAAGACCCACGGTTCTGGGTCGTCATAACCATGACGTTACCGACTTCAGCACCGAAAAGGATGGACATATCGCTCATAGGTGCTTCTCTAGGTAGGAAATCGCGGTAGTTAGAAGGTCGGGGTTGTCTTTGAAGTTACCTATTCCGGTATTGCAACTTATACATAGAAGACCCCGAATAACTCCCGTCGTGTGGCAATGATCCACATTAAAGTGCGGGCCAACCCCACCCGAGTCCTGCGTTCCACATATAGCGCAGCAACCTTTCTGCGCAGCGAACATATTATCATAGTCAGCAAGGGTAATATTAAATTTCCTTGTTAACCAATAACCGCGAACCCGTACGGCATTTTCCGGCTTTGCGTACCATTTTTTACTGTAGTCGTTAAACTTATCCTTATTTGCCAAACGATGCGCGGTAAACTCTTCGCGTTTGCATGTTTTGCAAATAGCCCTAAGCCCATTACGACCTTTTTTGTCGCGGCCAAACTCCGCAACAACTTTTGCTTCTTTGCATTTAGTGCAAGTTTTCATTTGACTGGGTACCGCACTTGTTGCGTACGGTACATGTCCTGCCGGTTCTTCCCCTCGGCCAACTCTTTGAGCAGACCTAACGCTTCGTCGTAGCGTTTTTGGTAAGTTCCCATTGTGTCTGCTTCAGATTTCATAAAAGTCCCCGCTTCCAGTAGCGCACCGTAGAGCAGCACCGAACTGAAGTTATCACCCAGCCACGACGTACTAGCGGTCACAATAGACTGCGGATAGTAGAAGTAATGCAGCTCCATAGTGTAGCTGGCATCTGGGGTCGGACCAAGGATGTAGGAGTTCTGGTCAAACATGGCGTAGTGGGTCGGCTTACCAGTCACAGCAGGGTACGGGAATGACTCCCGGATAAAGTTCACGTCCTTATTCAGCAGGTAATCGTAGCTACCGCTCGTCGGGTCAATGACGGCAAGGGAGAAGTTAGCCAGCCAGTCAGTCGGTACGCTCAGGTACTTATTGGTAGCTGTGGCATTACCCGTCACGTTCTTGCGAAGTTCGAGCAGCTGGACGGTATTGTATATCCGCTGTTCGGCTTGCTGAATAAACGTATCAGTCTGCTGTGCGGACGTAAGCCCGCCAGACCCCGCCGTATCCGGGAAGTCGTTTTCTACATAAGCCTGTATCGTTTCGACAAGCGTGGCGTAGTTCATTAGCCCATCTTCGTGCTGCTATTGGTACCCTTGGTCGCCGCACCAGTACCACGAGTCTTCAGGGTCTGGGTATTAGCAGCGTCGTTCGGGTAGCCATTATTACCGGTATTAGCCTGCGTATACACAACCGGCTGGTTAGCACGGGAGGGCAGCGGGTTGGCCGTCGCGGGGAAATAGGGGAACTTGTCCGTGTTCATGTTAGATACCCGACTTCTTGATCTTGGAACCGCTCTTCTGGTTCGCCACCTTGGCGAGACCACGGCCCAGAGCCTTCATCTGCGTGTTCGTCTTGCCGCCCTTAGCCAGCTTCGTCAGCGGCTTACCCGGGTGGTCGTGCTTCTCATGCTTGTGGACCATGGCCTTAATCATGGCCTTGTCCTGCTTAATATCGCTCTTATCTGATTCCTTAGCCATGTCATACTCCTACGAGGTTGTAATAGTTACTGTGCCTATTTGTCCCTGACCTAACAAGGTGTTCGGAAGGCCAGACAGCTGCAAGGGGTTGTTAAGCCCAACTGGGGCCCATCCCCACTGTATAACACGACTACCGCCAGAAGGATCACCAAAAGATATAGCCGCATTGGGGTCCGGGGGGCTAACCGTCAGAACCTGTAAACCGTTCAAACCAGCCTGTAAGTAGGTAGTATCCGGCCTCGGGTTACGCAGGGCCTGCGGGTCGTTAACTGGGTACATACCCAGCTGGAGCTGGGGCTGGTCGGGTTCCCAGCAGGTAGGGCAGACCAGTATGTTCACATTCTTGGTCTTAATAGTAATTTCGCGCAGTTTCTTCAGTGGGTACTGAAACCCGCATCTGTCGCACTCCGATATGGCCCGTTTGCCAGAGGCGTATTTGCTGGGCATATCCTACCCCTAGTAGAACATCTGGCGTGGCGCGAGGCGCAAAGAAGCCTTTTCCCGGTCCTCGTCAGCCGCCATCTGCCACGCTTCGTCGTACATTGCCTTGAGCATCTCCACCCGGGGGAGTGCGTCCGGTATCTTGATGGACATGTAATAGGCCAACCCGGCGACCATGGCCGGGAGCATACGGAAGGGGATATCCGGCGTAGTCGTGCCGTTACCGGCATCCTGAAGGCGGCGCAGCCGCCAGTATACAAAGGTATAGTAATTGCTCTGGTCCGGGGTGGGCCAGACGTTAATCTTGGGGTAATCGACCCCAACGACGGGGGTAGCCGTGTAATCGGCCCCCGACTGCCTATTGATCCAGACCTGAATGGGCCTGCCTTGGGCTAGCTTGTTAGGGATGGTGGAGTAGGTATCCACGCTGATACGGGTAATGTTGATGTCCGTCTGGTTAGAACCAGTACCGGTGCGGATGACGTGATCCAGCAGGTCAATGGTATCTATTGGGAGGTCATAAGTAACCGTGCCCTGAACCATGGGGATGGACCCCTGTTCGATGGTCCACAGATTTATCCCCTTATTTGCCCACTCTATAGTTAACAGGTTCAGGCTACGGCGAGCCGTACGCATGTCGTAACCCGTGCGCATCTCCGTGCCGCAACGCTCAAAAGCCTCTTCTACAAGGTTATTGAGGTCCAGATTGAACGTTGTGGTGCCCGAAGTTGTCATTACTGGTTACCACCATGATTTTGTGCATACAACGCCTTGTACTGGTCGTCGTTGTTCATGCCCGCAGTCAATGCGCCTAACCCTGCTTGGGTAGCAGAAGCCTGCGGTATAGCGGTCTGGGGGGTTCCAACCTGCGGCGCTTGCTGCTGTTGGTCCCCACGATACGCATCCATACCCCCATCAGGGCCACGATGACGGCCCCAACCACCACCCTGCATCCACGGAGGAGGACCACCCTGCTGCTGGGCATACGGGTTAAACTGCTGCTGGCCGGAACCGCCCTGCATCCACGGAGGAGGACCACCCTGCTGCTGGGCATACGGGTTGAACGAATTTGCCGAGGCTTGCTGATCCTGCTGCGGGGCCTGCGGGTATGACTGCTGATACCCACCCTGCGGGGGCTGCCATGACTGCTGGGGAGGCTGCCATGACTGCTGGGGAGGCTGATATACCTGCTGGGAAGACTGGTAGGGGTTGGTAGGCGCAGCGTTATTCCCAGACGTAGAGGCGTCTGAAGGGGCGTAACCACCGCCAAAAGGACTACCTGCACCCATAACCTTAATCCCTTTACTTCTTTTTGAAGCCCTTAAGCACCTCGGCAAACCGGGCCCGCTGACC